CGCGAACCCGGAACCGCTTGCCATCAACCTCAAGATCAGCCGTCCGCTCGACGCGAAGCCGTGGCTCTGGAGGCGCGACAATCGCAACACCGTTGACAGTCATGGTGATGCCAGACCGCAATGCGTCGGCGTACAACTTCTCAAGCCCTGTTCGCAGCAGGCTTGGCGAGTTGCTGGACCACTGAAAGTCGAACTTCGTGACGGTGATCTTGGTGCCGTTAGGCTTAGTGCTCGCCTTGCCGGCCCGTTCAGTCACAACCCACTTGCGACGCCGCATGATGGATTCGCAGTCGGCCACAGACCGCGTGCGAAAGCCGTCCTTCACGCTGTCAACGGTCAAGCACGACCCAAGACGCCAGCCAGCGTCTTTCATGCCAACGCCGTAGCGGCTTGAACCGTGACTATCGCCAGACCGGACGTGCCGCCCGGACACAAGCGCGGCAGCGGCGCTGAACATCCCGTTGCCGTCGTCGCTGACGGACGCGACTCCACGGTCCGAGTCGATTGACGCATGCACGTTCCGTGCGCCAGCGTCAATCGCGTTGTCGAAGAACTCAGCGAAGCATTGAACGGCCGTCATTTCTGAGTTGCGCTTCGACAGCAACTCTTCCACCGACGGCGTGATGTCAACCTGCCGGCTCCGCCGGCGCTTCGTTTTTGGTGCCATGTTGGCCTCCTCACTTGTTGTTCGCCCTATCGATCCACGTAGTCAGCTCATCAATGATCTGCTGCCGAGACACGCTGCCGCTCCCAAGCAGTTCGCTCAACAAAAGCCGCAACTCATCAAGCAAGTCCGCTGCAGCCCGTCTCTTTTTGCTGGCAGGCCTACGAACCGACTTCGGCTTTGCGGGCACTTCTTTCACCGCGTCACGCAATTTCTTCTTTCCAGCGATCACGTCCTTCTGCACCTCCTCCGGTATCACGCCGGCCTCAACGGCCTGGTCGAGCTTTACTGCCTGCTTCGCCTTGTGCATGGACACGCGAGCCTTCGCGGCGACCTGGCCGGCGGTGGAGCGTGAGTCCTCGGCCTTGGTGTCTCGCTTTCCCCGTTCGGTCGATTTCGTCCGAACGGGCTTTTCCGTCCCCTTGTTCAGCCCTGCGGTCTTCCGATCCTTCGCCTCTTTGCGCAGGATGCGACTCAGCGCGGCCTGTGCAGCGACATATGCGTCCTCGCTTAAATGGCGACGGTCAAGATTCTTTGCCGTGATCCACTCGGTCGCAGACTCACCGTTGACGCTCTGCCAATGAACCGAAGGGAGCTCAATGTCACTCCCCTCCAGCCGCAGCTTGTCAACGGCACGCAGTCGGTTCCGCCCATCAAGAACAACACGCCCGTACCACACGATCGGCTCAAGCACTCCGTGCACCGCGATGCTATCCACAAGCGCTTGGAATCGGTCGCCTTCCAATAAAGGAAAGATGCTGGCCGCAGGATGTATTTCGCAGTCGCAAATGATTTCTGGCTTGCTCATCGCTTCCTCCACACCCGTTCCGGCCGCCCGCTCGCGCTCGGCCTGGTCGTGCCCGTCGGCTCAACAAGCCCGCCCCGCGCGAGCCCGTGCATTCGCCGTGCGACCTGTTGCTCGGTCAGCCCGCAGCGTGCGGCGATCTCATCCTTGGTGCCAGGCCCGGCCGCCAGCGACTCGAGAATCCGCCGCTCGTGCTCGCCCTTGAACTCGCGAGCCGCGGTGCCGGCGATCTTGCTGGTCACTGGGTCGCTCTTCCGCCAAAGCGGAAGCGTGTCCTCGACTGTTGCGTAGTAGTCGCTCATGGGATCGTTTCCGTGTATTGGCCCACGCGCCTTGGGCGGCGCTGCGGCATGGGCTGTGCCGGAGGTGTTCACCACTCGCCGCCGTAGCGGGCTCTCATCCGGTCGCTGTACTCGTCCTCACGGCCCAGCTCGTACGCTTTCCGTGCGTACTCGTTGCCGGGCTTGATGACCAGCGGCGTTTGCTCGATAGCCTTGCCGATGTCCGTGGTGAACGTGGCCTTCGCTGCCTGCTCCTCACTGATCTCGCGGTCGATGTCGTCAAGGTATGCGTTCCACAGGCGACGGTTGCGCTCAGGATCATCGCTGAAATGGATTGGCGTGCTCATCGTGCCTGCGCCTCCGCTTCGATTTCGGCTGCGTCGAAGTGCTCAGTGTCGCTGTCATCCGGCTCGACGTGCACGATGCGGGCCACCTGCTGGCGGGCCTGCTGCACGTTGACGGCCACGTTGACGGCTGGCCGCATCCGGTCGGCCTCGTCAGGGTCCACGATGCCGCTGAAGCCGAAGGCGTAGCGGATTGCTTGAATCGCGGCCTTGTGCCGCAGCATCCGAGCGGGCCACTTTTTCCACGGGTCAGTGCCCTGCTTGCACTCTGCCAGGTACTCGGTCACCTCAATGGGGTGCGCCCGATCCTTGCGGTGCACCTGGGCGGTAATGGCCAGCAGCTGCCCGTCATCGCCCAACCTGTCCACGAACGTGATGCCGTCGTAGGCGGCGTGGTTGTTGGCCATCGTCATCCACCCGTCGATTCCAACGATGGGCTGGATGCCGCCGCCCCGAGTGGGAAAGGCGTAGATCTCACGGGTGATCGGGTTCAGCCCGTATTCGTTGGCCACCAGCAGGAACGCAGCAAACTGCTCCTTGGTGGCCTTGTCGCAGCCGCAGGTCGCCCTCACGGTCTGCTCGAACGCCGCCGGCTCCATGCCGAATTTCCCAGCCATCGACAGCAGGATGCTCTTGCGGTCCTGCGTGGTTGCAATCGTCGTCATGTCGCGTCACTTTCTGCGTGGTGAAGAATCCCGGCTCCGCGTCCTGCCTTGCCGGGTCGATCCCTTCCTTGGTCATCCCGGTTCCACCGGGCTCCTTGTTCCTCAGAACGGCAGCACGTTGCCCGTGGGCCACGGCCTGGCGTCAATCACACGCCGCGTGTGGTCGTCCTCGCTCTCGACGAGCAGCTTGCTGCCGTCGCCGCTGTGCCCAGTCACGCGGCCGTTCTCGTGGCTGTTGCCCCAGCCCTCGAGGCGGTAGGTGACGCGGTCCCCGATGGCGTAGGTGCAGCAGCCGTAGGTTTCAGTCATCCCGGCGACGGCGGCGAAATAGTCGTTGCCAGTCATGGAAGGATTCCTTTCCTGAGTAGAGGGGGCGCAGTGTACGCTCGCTTACATCTGCGAGTCAACTAGGTTTGCTATCCGTAGCGTTAGTTCCAAAGACCAAAGTGACCGGCTGCGAAAATACGGGCCAGAACGACGAGCAGCTCGATCCAGAGTTCCACGTTCACGCGACACCTCCGTGCGTCAGGCTGGCCACCCAACTGCGGGCGGCATACTAGCCATATCGTTAGTTTGGCGTCAACGCCAAAAACGTGGAAAATTTTGGCGGCACTGCCTACCTAGATTTCCGCCTTTTTGCGGCGGCAGGCTTTGCCTCGCGCTTGCCGACGCTCCGGGCGGTCAGGGACTGCCGCAACTGGCGAGCGTCCGACGCCGCGACCAGCCAGGCCCTTTCCCCTGCCTTCCAACCGTGCAGCTCGCCACGGCCCAGGAGCAGGCGTATCCAGCCGACCGTGCAGCCGGCCAGGTCTGCCGCCTCCGACACGGTGAGCCACTCTTTGTCTGGCGATGCCACGACCATGTCCCAAATCGTACGGCAGGCTGCAACTCAAACAAGCAGACTGCCCATCTTGCCTTCCGCAGTCGTGGCCCCGTAGGGTTCCACGGCGAGCGGATTTGAATGGAGACGATGGGGCCGAAACGTTTGTACAGTATGGCATCATCATGAGACGAAAGGGGAATCACAATGATTCTGCGTCAGCACCTTGAGTCGGATTACGCACGCCTGCGAGCCTTGAAGCCAAAGGCGCTGTTTCAATACCACATGACCCTAGACCGGTGGCGCGAGTTTCTTGGTCGAGAGTCTGAGCCAGGCGATCTTGATGGCCTTGCCATCCAGGCATTCCTGACTCACCGCCGGCAAAAGGTTTCCACGGCCACGGTGGTCAAGGACAGAACGCACATCTGCGCATTGTGGGGCCACCTGGCCAGACGCCGCGTGGTTGAGCAGTTCCCAATCCTCCCGCCAATGAGGGCCCCTAAACGCATCCCTAGAGCCTATAGGATCGAGGAGGTGTCCAAGATCATACGGACCTGCCTAGACCATCCTGGCAGCGTCTGCGGGCTTCCTGGCGGGTACTACTTTGCCTCTCTGGCCCGGTCATGCTTTGAGACGGCCGAACGGATAGGGGCTCACCTGCAAGCTCGGTGGCGCGATGTGGATCTGCAAAACCACACGATCACGTTTTTGGCAGAAGGCCGAAAGGGTGCCATACGTGACATTCAGCGTACGTTTTCGGCTGAACAAGGCTCATGGCTTCAGCGACTTCAGCGTCGCCCCGGAGACCTTGTTTGGCCCTGGCAAGAGCAGCGACACCTCGGAAGCCTCTGGTACGAATTTCGGAAGATTTGCCGCGTGGCTGACATCACCTGCCGAGGCTTTCACGGTTTCCGCAAGTCGAACGCTTCATATCTCACGCTCAACGCAGGATTGTCTGAGGCAAGCAAGCAGCTGGATCACTACTCGGCCCAAATCACAATGGAAAATTACGTCGATCCGACGATTGCGAAACCAAACAAGACGGCGCTGGATTACCTCCCGCCGCTCCAGCTTGAGGACGAGGCCGACGAGTAGAGCCGAGCAGGCGGGGAGGCACTGGGGAAAGGGAGTGACCCGGTGCCTACGACCCGCCGCCCGGCTCCGGCGGACTGATGTTCTCGCGTGCCGCCAGGATGGCCATGAGTCGCTCACGCTCCTCTAGCAGCCGGCCAATCATCCTGGCGGCCGTTCCGTACGTGGCAGTCCACGAGTTGCGTGGGCCAAACTTGCCGACGAACAGCCACGCCTCCTGGGCCTCGTCCTCGCTATATGGGACGCGCTTCTCAACGACCACTTGTGCCCTCGTCGAAAAGGACGATCGCGAGCAGGCTGTACGCAGCGAGGTCTAGCAGCGTGTCCCTGACGCCTTCGTGCACTAGGCGGCCAGTGCGGCAATACGTGCGAAGTCGCTGCACCTTGTCTGCGATGCGAACCATGCAGCCACGCCACGGCTCGATGTTGACGAAGTCAGCACCGCTGCGGACGTTTGCCAGCGGATCTTCTTCGCTGCCGTAGTCCGCACTCTTCGACTCGTGGAGGCGCTGCATTTCGGCCAGCAACCTCACGAACGCCGTGCTGCTTGGATGGAGATCTACGCGCGGTCTGTAGCCGGCCATCTTTGGGTCATCGGCCGGCGTCGCGTCCAACCTCGCCTGCACGGCCGAACGCAACACCGCGTTCGCCTCGTCAATGCTTGTGCTCATGCGTGCCCCTTTCTGTGAAGTGGAGAGGCACAGCATGTAGAGAGCGTCAAGCCGAACGCACGGTGCCGTCTTGCATCACGCGGAAATTGTGCACGTCGAACGCACCGCCCTTGTGTACCGTGACGACCGCCGCGCCCCAGTTCCACCTGTTGAACTTGGCATAGTCTGGCCGCAGGTCGCACAGACAGCCGGTAGACCAGCACGCCGTCTCGTGGTGCCACATATTGCTCTCGGCGTGGTTGCTCGTGCGGTGCGAGTGGCCGACGAGGCACGACGAGAGCGTGCGCAGGAACGCACCTCGAGCGACGTTGACCGGGGCCGCCATCCCCTTGGGCAGCTCGTGCCCGTGAAGCACAGGAAGTTTTCCAAGCATTACCGGGCGCTGGTCTTCCACAAGCGTCACGTCGTGCTTGTCGAGGTCGAGCCAGGCCGTCAGGCTCATTCGCGGGTCGTCACTGATTTCGGCGGCGTGCTGCCACAACCAATGGACAAAACGGTCCTCGTGATTTCCGCATTTCAGAACGATCGGTATGCCAGGGAACTCGTGCCGCACGTAGGCGATGAATTCACGCACAGCCTCAAGCTCACCCTTGAAGTCACGCTGCGTCGGGTCTTTCATGTACCGCGAGATGGCGTAAAAGTCCGCGATGTCGCCGTTGAGTAGCAGGCCGGCAAGGTTCTGCTGCTTGAGGTAGCCAACCGCGGCGGCCACGGCGACCTCGGAGTGATACGGGACGTGAACGTCTGACATGATTCCCACAGGCCCGAGCACGTTCATGACGTGCGGCGTCCACCCTTCTGCCAGGCTCTTGGGCATCGGCCGCAGCTCGCCGGCCTTGCGACGCTGCCGCTTGGCAACCGGCTGCATAGTGGCGCGGTTCTTTTTCCCGTGTACCCCAAACTGCCGCGAGATCCGCATGCGAGCCTGGTGCTCAGTGATCGCACCGTTGGACTCCTTAACAAGCCGCCTAGCCAGCGACTGCGTTGGAGCGTCTGGGTACTCGCGGCAGAGCCGCTTCGCTATCTCAGTGATCGCGTCGCCGGCCACGCTTGCCTCCAGTGCGTTTTGGTGCCTTGGCCTTTGGCTGCGACTCTGACCGACGCAGCACCATGTTGCCCTCATCGTCGAGCGTGAAGGGCATTTCCTCGTCGTCGTCGCCAGGGTCCGCGTCAAACTGCGGCGTGGTTTTCGCCTTGGTCTGCGGCTGCTTCTTTGGCACGGCTCGCCTCCGCTTTTCGCGCGTTAGCTATGGCACGTTTCACCAGCAACCTACCTACCGCGTCAACAAACGGCAGGCCACGCTCTTGGGCAGACTCACGCAAGAATCCGAGAATCTCGGTCATGCCTTTTTCACGTTCGCACCAATCAATTCCCTGGACGTCCATGTATCGCGCACGGCTGTTGCATTTGCAGTTGGTGCCAGCCTTAATCCGAAACGGCCAGCCGGCCAGCAGTTTTTTCAACTCAGTGCCGACACCTCCGCTTACAGGATTGGCGGCAATGACCGCAGGCGTTGGCTGACAACCTGGGCTGCCGCAGCACACTCGTGTGCTGTTCGGAAATCGCGTTTCGCGTTTGCAACGAACACAAACAGAGCCGCCAGAAAAATCGCAAAACATCAAACCGTCAGCGTGATTTCTAGGTCAACGTTTTGCGGAACGCAATCGGCCGGATCGTCGCTGTTGTTGCAGCCATTGGTGTCCGGGCATGTGTATGTGTCCCCAGCCACAACGGTGCCGCAGATGTCACCATCAAAACCGACGTTGCTGGAAACGGTAACAGTTCCGGTGCCGCTGCAATAGGAATCATCTAGTGTCAGCGTTGCAGTCGGGCCGTTCCAAGTTGCACCGTAGTATTTTCCGGTAGCACTTCCTGCGCCGCACAATGAGCCGCCGTACTTGCCGCCACCGAGTCGCTTGGTCACTCTAATTTTTGCATCCCACGGGCAGCATTGCTCAGAAGACGTGCCAACCTTCTGCCCAACCCACAGGCTAAGCTCAAAGTTGTCGGCAGCACAATTTCCAGAAAAGAAATACTGGACGCAGTAACCTGCTCCCAGAGGAGACACATTTCCGTGAATGGCCACGTCATACTTGATGAGCGTGAACGTGCCGGAAATTGCAAAGTCGGCCGTGTCAGTGCACATGAAAAAAGTGGCACCAGATATCCTTCCTTCTTGGTAGCAAACGCTGACCGTGTTTGATGACAATTCAACCTGGACTTCTGCCGGATACGCAGATGGGCTACAGCACTGGGTGCAGCTTGATGGGCACGGGCAGCAGCATGGCATGGTTAGACCACAAAACGAAGAAACGCGGCCGTAAATGTTGACGAGGCAATCGTTACTGAAGTCGTGTTGAGTGTTTTGCCAATCGAAATTGTGCAATTTGACGTATTCAATGTAGCGCTAAGTGTTACGTCACGCATCACAGCGGTTGATTGCGTAGAGCTGACAAAAACCGCCGTTGCAGTCGCAAGCGGCACGTCGATTAAGTACCAGCCCGTGCCGTCCTTTGCGATTGCGCAGTCGCGGTCGCCGGCCGCCGTACTCGTGACAGGAAAGAACAGATTGACAGCCGCCACAGTGTTTGGCGTCGTCGTCTGATTGCGGAACGTCACCGTCTTTTGCGTGTTGATCGACCACGCGCCGGTGAAGGTGCAGACGCGAAAGAGCTTGGCATTGCCGCCTACGCCGCGATTGCCAAACGTCAGCGGCCCGCAGTCGCGGTCGCCGCCCTCAACGCTTCGCACCACCTTGGCAATACGCTCGGCCGCAGGCCGCGTGAACGTGACGCGCTCGGTGCGTGCGGATTTGCCGTCTGGCTTCTGGGCCACGGGTCAGTCCTCGAGGACGGTGAGCACCAGGCGTGAGCCACCGACGGCAGCCTTTGCAGCGTAGTCGCCAGAGGCAAGCCGCAGGATGGCGGCCTCTCCCGCACGCAGTCGCACCGTCTCATGCAGGTTTGTGCCGTCGAATCGCCCAAAGGACACGGTGTGCGTCGTTTCAGTGGCGAGTGACCGAGCGAAGCACAGGCCGAGGCTTCCCATGGTGGCCGTGCTGATCTGTGTGACGGCTGTGCCGAGATTGAGCGTGACGGCCAGCATGCCGGCCGTGGCGATGTCGGCAGTGATGCCTGACGCGGCGAACTGCTGCGACAGGCTTCCCTTCTGCACCTGGGCGTTGATCGTGTAGTTGATGTCTGGCATGGGCTGGCTCCTTAGAACGGCGGGGTGCCGAAGTATCCTGTGAAGTCAATGGCTTGGTGGACACGACGCAGCAGCTGGTCTGGGTTGCCCTCGCCGCCTGGGTATTTCATAGCGCCGCTGTCTGTCAGCGGCTGCGGCGCACTCGCGTCAACCTTTTCTTTCTCGCTGCCTTCCCCTTCATATACCCAGCATTTCGTCTTTGTTTTTGGTGTCCCAGTCAGGTAGTGCCAGCCGACGTGCGGGATCTTCATGACCCACGTGCTTGTCCGGTACACAAGCTCGACGCTGATGCTCCAGTATTTCACCTCAACGTCATTCACCACCTCGACCTGCTGCTGGCCTGAGATGCCTTGGCATAGCCACGTGTATGCAGCGCCGCCGAGATACGGCGAAGAGTTGATTGAGTTAGTGACGCTGCCAGCAATCGACAGCGGGAACGTCGGCCGATTCCCGGTAATGGTTGCCTTGATCTCACCTTCTACGGCTTGCAGACCTTCGATGTAGTCGCCTGCAGCGTTGACGAGCGGCCGGATGTCTGTGTTGCTTGTGCCGTGGTAGTAGTACAGGGCCGGCACTGCGGCGCTCGACACAGAGAACGACCACACGTCGCGGCGTGCAAGCGGGTTTGGCTGGTAGTCCTGCGTGCCTACATTCGGCACTTCGTAGCGGTACGTGATCTCAGCGTGCTGCCTGTCTGTCTCAGTAACACTACCTTCCGTGCACCGCAGATACGTAAACTCTGGGTGTGACGAGCCGTGAAAAATGCCAACGGAATTCAGCAGCGTTTGGTGCGACTCTGGCGCGTCGGTGGTGACGACGTATTTCCGCTCTGCAGTCGGGCTTTCCCCAAACCGATGCGTAAACGTACGCGGCAAAACCTCGCGGTAGGCAAGCACGGCCATGGTTAGTTGAGAATCTCCACTGTGCCGATTTGGCCGTTGCGGTTGATCTGCTCAAGCAGTTGCACCTGCTTTGTCTCCGCCTCGTTGGGCTGGCTGCCTGCAGCATTGGCGTCAATCTTCTGTTGAAGCGATTGCGAGGCTGTGTCGATGGCTGCGTTGAAGTTAGCCTGGAACCGATTCAGCACGCTGTTTGATGCTTCAGCTGCTATCTGTGCCTCAAGCTGTGCAATCCGCTCGACTCGCGCGCGGTCCGCCTCTTGAACTGCTGCAGCGTTTGCGATCGGACGGCCAAAGCCGTCAACGGCTGCGCCTTGACCTTGGGCTACGGCCTGCTGTTGCGTGCGCAGTGCATCAAGTTCTTTCTCTGCTTCGTTTCGTATGTCTAACCCAAGGATCGGGGCAAACTTTTTGACAAACGCTTCAATAAACTGAGCCAACTGAAAGAACGCATTGCCTGCCAGCTTAATGAAATCAAGCAGCCCGCTGGCCACCTGCTGGGCAATCTGCTGCGGTCCAGCCTGCCTAATCACACCAAGAAGCTCTTGAGCAATCGTGCTAATTGGACCGGCAAGCTCGCCAAGGATAGTGCCAACCAGCCCTTTCACGGTGGCATACACGGCCGCGAATGAATCATTCATGTTGTCGATGGCTTTGACGGCGTCTGCATCGACAACCTGGCCGAGCGCAATGGCCTCCTGCCGCATCTGCGTCAGTGCACCAGGGCCAAGCGTGAACAGCTCGCCGAGCTCAATGCCGCCCTTGCCAAAGAACTTGACCGCCGTGGCCGCACGCTCTGCCGGGTCTGCAATGCGTGCGATGGCATCCACAACCTGCTCAAACTGCTGCTCTGGAGTGGCAGCCTTCAACTCCTCAAACACGATCCCAAGTGCTTCAAACTTCTTCTGGGCCTTGTCGTCAAGCGTTGCTGCACCAATGTTGATAGTTAGCTTTTGAATCTGCTTGGCGAATGACTCGACGCTGACGCCTGTATCGGCAGCGGCACGTGCATACGCCTGCAACGCTTCGACGCCAACTCCAGTACGGTTGGCCACGTCGTTCAGTGCGTCAAGCTCTTCGCCGACGCTCAATGCAAACGATGTCACAGACGTGATGGCCCCGGTAACAGAACCGGTAAGGCTCAGGAAAGCATTGGTTGCAGCCTTGATTCCGCCGAGGGCAAGCTTTCCGATCTCGATGTTCTTGAGCGTGCTGAGATCGCTAGACGCCTTTTTGCCAGCCTCCCCCATGGAGTCGAGCTTGGCATTTACATCGGCCACAGCCTGGGCCAGCTGGGCCGTGTTCGCACTGATCTGCATTGCCAAGCCGAGTGCTGTGCTCATGTCACTTCCCGTCGAGGTCGTGTTTCATCTGGGCGAGCACGTCGAGCAGCTGTGTTTTGTGCTGCGGCGGCGCGTCTGTCGGGATGAAATCCGCCGGCTTCGGCACATGGCCACGCCTTGAGTACGGTGCCAGCACGGCGCTGGCCAATACTCCGGTTTGCGCCCACGAGTTGTCGAGCGGCTGATAGTAGCGGGCAAATGCCAGCCACTCGCTCAGCTCTCGGCTATCCATCCGCTGCTCGAGCTCGCCAACCGTCATCCCGAGATGACCGGCCAGCATGAACAAGAATCGCCGCGATGGTCTCGCGTTAAAGCTCGCCGGCTAGTTCGACTACGTCCGCCTCCGTAAGTTTGTTGTGCTTCTGGGCCACGTCGAACAGTTCGCCCATGACGGCACCGTCAAGTGCCGCCACTTCGTCGAGTTCGTTGTCTTGGAAGATCCGCACGCCGTGCTCGTCGCAGAGCGTGCGAGCCAGATAGAACGCACGGAAGTTGTCGAACTTTTCGACGCCCTTGTTTCGGATGTCGAGCCACGCCAGCTCCCAAGCGTCGCGCTCTCCAACGCTGAGCACCCGCACGTACACGTCGAGGTTCCATTCCTTAACGTGCACCTTGAGCGGCTTGCGGACGCTTGCGGCTTTGATTTGTTCTTTCAGGCCCATGTCAGTTGTCCAAGAGTTTGAACGTGACGGTGAACCGGGTCACTCCGTTCACTTCGTTCGCCACGCTCAGCGACTCCCATACTGCCATATTCGTCAAGGATTGGCCGCCGCCAGAGATGGTCAGCGTGGCACGCACGCCGTAGTTGCTCGTGGCTGTGTTGTTACCGCCCAAGCACTCCACGCTGCACGTGCCAGCTTCGTCTGTCCAGATGACGCTGCGGCCCTTTGAAGCACCGCCGCCATACGTCCACGAGAGTCCGGTGACTTCTTGGAACGTGGTGCCGTTCCAGGTCACAACTACGCCTGTGCTGTAGCTCGCCACGGGGGCCTCCCTGTGGGACTACGGCACCTGGAAGGCGGCAGAGCCACGCACAGCGTCGTTGACGGTAAGCGTGACGCTAGAGCTCTTGCATGTGGCTGTGACGCTGAGCGTGACGCCGCCAGCAATCGTCAGCGTGCCTGTGGAACCCTGAGCGATCGGTCCACCGCTGGTGGCCAGATACTCAATGCTGACTTCCTTGCCAGTGTCTCCGGCCGAGCCCTTGAGCGGGCGAGAGAGCGTGAGCACTGTGCTGCCAGTGCTCTGCCCAAGGTGCGAAACGTCGATCTGATCCGCAGCCGCCTGGTCCGTGATGCTGTACGTGATGCTCGTGACTGTGAAATTTGTGCCACAGAAAGAGAAAGTCGTGCCCGTGGAATCATGCGGCGTAATGGCCATGCTTTATCCCTCGCTCCACCAAACGTCGTACCGTTGCGTCACCTGATAGACGGGCGGGAGATCCGCTCCAGCCAGCTGCACAAAGTCGTCGGATTCGTCCTCCAACGACGTTTGCTTTACTTCCGTATTGTCCGAAGTGCCCCCGTAGCCATCCAGAACGACACGCATTGCGTCGGCCACCTGGCGGGCCTCTTCGTAGGTCGTGCCATAGATGCTGTATTCCACGCTGACACGCGGAATCCCCATTGGCCTGCCCAGCGTTTGCTCGCGCTCAATGCCGGATCGACGCCACGTGACAAACGGCAGGGCGGCCGATGCAGGGGCCAGCACAGGGTAGATCCTCGAGCTGACGAGCGACGTGACAGCCGTTGTGCCAACCAGGGCTGTGCGGAGTACGGCTTCTGGTGATTTGAGTGACATGACCTAGAAGGGCGTCGGCCCTGGGTTAAAGTCGCGTTTTACTGGGAAGTTTGCCGCCAGATCCTTTTGGGCCTTTAGCAGTGCATTTGTCATCTCAATGGCAAGCTGTCCTCGCATGGTTCCAAGCGATTCACGGTATGCGGTTTTGACAGGAGGTTGGCCCTTACGACCGCCAACTGGCATCTCAGGAATCCTTAGTAGTTCGCCGCGAGGAGCTTTCTTGAAGAATGCCTTTGGGTATTTCGGCGACGTGTTCACGCGAACAACGCCAGCAAACTTGCCGCGCTTGGCCACCCGAGCAATCTTGAACTGCCCCATGGTCTTGAAGCTCGACGCGATTGACGCGCCGCCGCGTCGCGAAGAAGTTTTGATAATTCGTTCTTTGGTTCCGAATTCCACAAACCCGGCGTGAAAGGCTCGGTCTTTGCCTTTTTTGACAGAACCGCCTCGGGCAGACTTTGCTTTTCCGCTACCAGCAGCGGTGAACCCCACAAGCCCAACGGCATTTCCGCTGACGTATGTTTTCACCTTGCTGGTGATCGCCCTGGCTAGGTTGCCAGTTGGCCCCTTGCTGACGTTTCCACGCAAAGCTTTAAGGCCTGGTGCAAGGCTGCGCCGAATGGCAGCACCCATATGTTTCCTTGCGAGGCTTGGGCGAAATGCCCGAAACGCTTTCTGCAGTTCTCGCAGCTCTGGGAACTCCACTTTCACATCGACGCCGCCAGCCATCACGTCACCTCTTCACAGATGGCAACGTGCTCGGCTCGGTTGTCGTACTCGAGGAGGCTAACGATGTTCAGCGTGCGGGATCGCCACGAAAAGCGGTCGCGCTGGGTCAGACCAGGCAGGTAACGCAACCGCACTCGATGCGTGATCGTGGTGTCTTGCTGGCCGGCAGCCAGGGCCTCACGTGCAGAGACGCCCTCCACGCTGGCCCACACCGCTGACGAGTTCGACCAGGCCAAGACGGTTTCGCCGAGGGCGTTCGTCGTGCCGCTCGCAACCTGCACGGTGACTCGCTCACGCATGCGGCCTGGGTCAATCATCTGTACGCGCCCCACTTCATCGAGTCCAGCAACGAACGCACGCCAAAAGGCACGTCCTGCGGAACGGCACCAGTCGAGACAGTGGCCCCACGGGTTTCGTACCAATGGCTCACCAGCATCAGCATGGCGTGCCGGATCGGTGCTGGCACGCTGGCCCCAGTGGAACCGTACCCAGCCCACCACGTCACACTGATGGCGTTGTCGTCCTGCCTGTGTGGCGTCCACGTGTACGAATACTGCGGCAGGATCGTTCCCGGCGTTGCGTTCCGATCGACGCGATACTCGGCCGTGCTGTAGGTGCTGGTCTGCCCAGCCTCTTGCGTAAACACGATCGACACAGCAGTGGCAGTGCCGCTTGAAACCATCGGCGGCCGTGGCAGTTCCACGGGCTCAATGCCGCTTGACGGGAACTTGTCGAACCGCATCACCCACTGCGTGTGCACCAGCGTGCGGTCTAGGTATTGCTCACACCACTCGCGGGCCGCCGTGATGAGGTTGCCGATGTAGGCGTCGTCCGTGTCTGTGTCGATGCGGCAGTGGCTCTTCGCCTCGGCCAGCGTGACGGGCTCAACGGTTGGCGGCGTCTGGCGAGTCAGGCTTCGATACTGCACGGCGGCGTTTCCTTGGGGTGGCGTCGGCTGTCTCGGCTTCGTGCTCGACGGCTGCCGTTTCGATCAGGCGTGGCTGGTTGTCCTCGACGGCCACACGCTGGGCGAGCAGCTGCGTGGCCAAGCCGCCAGCCACTTCCACCGTCTGCCCCTTGCGGTAGGCACGCCACGAACGCACAAACTTGATCTTCCTCATTGAGGCACGCTCCATGCAGTTTCTGGACGCTTTCCGCCGTTGGTGAATTCCGTGGTCCACTGGAAAACCGGCTTGCCGAGATCGCGGCCCGGCCACGTCACCACGTATTCGCCATGGCCCAGCACGACGCGTGGCGTGACAAACACACGGTTGCCGCTCTCTCGCCAGTTCTTCCACCAGTAGATGTCTGGATCGAGCCGGCCTTCATTCCACGAGCCGTCTGGCCCTGGCTTGCTCCAGAACCACGGCTTCTTATTTCGCTTTAGAGCGGCCGTGCTGATGACCGTGAGGCCGAAGTGGGCGCTATCCACCTCCTGCACAGGCTCCGAGAACCACTCCGTAGGCACGCTCGTGGTGCCGCGCTCTGGCGGATTGTCCAGCGTGCCCTTCAGCGTGAGCATCGGGCGGCCGTCTTCACGCTTGGTCTGCAGGCCCGTGATGGCGTCGCACTGAAACGTCATCGCCAGGGCGAAAAGATGCTCCACGTCTTCGCGAGTGAAGAACGTGTCGTAGTCGATTGTGAGCAGATACTCGGCCTTGTCGATGAACTGCTCCATCACGCGGGTGTTGACTTGGTCCCAGAACGCACCAGTGCCCATCGTGGGGCGGATGCCGAGCGGCATGAGTGCCTGAGCCCAGGCGAAGTGGTTGGCCGTAAACGACAGCCTGGGCATCGACAGGATGGCCTCCACGCGGATGTCGGCCTCTGTGCCACCTACGCGAACGATCATGCGTGACTCCAAAACGAGAGCGGGCCGCCCCGATTGGAGCGGCCCGCCCAGTTTGCACATCACGTCAAGCCGTCAGGCTAGGCACCCACAAGGCCGATCATCGGGCCGGCGACAGTCGAGGAGCCAAGGTTGGCGTGCGTGATCGCCACACGAGCCGTCGCGCGGATGACCGTCTGATCGCTCAGGAAGTTCACCTGATCGCTCGACGCAATCTCGATCTGCCGGCGGATGCCGTAGTACGAGCTGTTCGCCATGTCCCCATAGAGGGCCATGATAACACCCGTGCTGTCGGAACCGCTCGGCAGGCGATCGGTGAGCACCACCGGCTTGCCAAGGAACGTCAGGCCCATGCCGCCGTTGAGGCCAACCGATCCGCCCTGGGCGAGATCGAGTGCCTGCATGCACGAGGCGAAGAAGTAGGGCGAGCAGAACCACTTGGCACCCGCAACCGAGTGCTGCGGCAGCGTGCCCATCATCGCCAGCAGGTTGGCCTTGGTCAC